CTCGGGTGTCTTCTTCTTTTTTTCTTCTCCCTTCCTCTGTGTGCCTGTTCTGTTGATCAGGCATGCGGGGGGCTATCAACACTAATCATTGATCGGCGATGAGCCCTTCCTGTCTTGATTTGGCTGGCTTGCCTTCTCGTTCACTGGAGAGTTGAGCTGTGGTGTTACAGTTGTGTAGTCTGTGCCGGTGGGTTTGTTTAAATGTAACCAAGTGGGTGAGTGCTAGCTAGTGCCTCGGGCTACAGTTGGCGATCGCACTACACAATGATGCGTGGGAGGACTCTAGAGAGTAGTCGTTTTCGGTCCTTAGTGAGTGAGATGGGAATCAGGTGGGTTCCAATCCGTACCTCAATGACGTCTTCGTACATGAGTGACTCAACGCTGTCCATGGGTGTTGGGCTGTTGGTTATTAAGTGACATAGATAGGCAGAGAGTGCGTAGCTCCATTGCTCATAACTGAATCTATGATCGAATGGACCTATTGATTGGTCTACCATCTTCCATATATCCTCTAATTCCATCTCGGCACCATCCGCGTTAAGGGGAGCGTAGGGCCCAAAGATCAGACTCTCAAGGTATTCAATCCCCCCTCCTGGGACCAGGTCATGCATGAGCTGGGTTGCAACATCATCAATTGTGGTAGCATGTATTTCAGCACAGGGGGCGACAATTACAGGGAGGGTCAATAGGACATGAACCCAGGCTTCACAGAAACCCCCGGTGCAGTGTATTACTCCACTTCCCTGTATGTTATACGAAAAAGATAAAGCGGCACAAAGCTCCTGGAAACACAGGACTGAACCTATCCACCTGATCCAAGTATCAGTGACCTGCCAGAGTCTAGCAACTGATTGGAGAAGCGTTAAGACATCATCTCTTGAGTGGAGGGGGATATCCACAATGAGGACCCCACCAGTGGAGCAGTTCTTCTTAATCGCCTCAACGGTCTCCTGATGTCTGATGTCTCCCTGTGCTAAGGGCCCTGGTGGCAGCCTAGTGAACCGTGACCGTCCTTCCAAGGGTGCAATACAAGGTGGGTAGATGGGGACGTCTAGATCGTAAGCCTCGGACAGGTCTGCTCCAAGGTCCAAGCCGATAATCCATGGACACCCAGCCGCGAGTAAAACAGCTGGGCCACCCCCTAAACCACACCCAACCACTACACAGACCCGGGTGCATGCATAAGGAATCAAGTATGTGTAACTATATCCGACTGACGAATCTCCGCCTTTGAAGCGTCCTCGCAGCCGAGATGCTGCAAAACAGTCCAAGGATGAGTTGTCGATCTTTTGGCTCCATTCAGGCCGGGCTAAGGCTCTTCCATTGGCACAGGTCCTCCAGCTGCCTGGTTGATAGACACTATTGAGCTGTGGTATATCCGTACGAACTGGAGTTTCAAGTATCAGTCTTGCGATGTTAATCACTCCCCTCGCAGACCTGATCACCTCAACTGCGGGCATCATATACTGAAAGAACCGCACTCCGTGAATAACCTGCTTGAGATAGGACGACATGCCGAAGTAATTGGAGTTCTCACTCCAATTAGCCAGGAAATGGTGGAATCTGTAGAGAGCGCTTAATTTTCCTGATTGATTAACTTCACGTCGTATCATCTGAGGTAAGATTTGGTTAGATATCTTCATCGCATGTGACCAGGGGAGACCATGGAAGTAATATTGCCTGATCAAATGTACTCTAAGTGAGCCTATAATTTCCCGTACCAGTATTCCAGACGGCTCGTCAGAGAATAAGAAGGTGGGGTACAGGTAAAGAGGAGATTGATCCGTGGTTATCATTGATACCACACTCTTCATCAGATACGAGGTCATTTTTCTCTGTAAAGAGTGTACACCTGACATGTATGATACTGGGGCAACCCCTTGAAGAGATAGGAGCAGTGGGTCGTCTTGGAATAGGGGCGATCTGACTAGACTGCTGATTTTCCTAGCGACAGCCGTGCAGACGGATAAGGATCCAGGAAAAAATCTCCATCGTGGTGAGCTACCACCAGACTTGAACATTAGCGAGCAGGCACCCCTTGCAATAGCCAAGGAGGTGTAGTGGAGAGTGGTGCGTAAGCCCATTCCTAAAATCTCTGGGAGGCCAAACTTAATTCGGAGATCACCAGATCCTGCATCAGAC